CAATTTCGGCTTTGATGATATTGGAAAGTTCTTCTTCAGATACAGGTTCTTCTACCTGTTCATCTTCCATTTCAGGCTGTTCAATAGAAATTTCCGTACCGTCAGGAAGTTCCATCGAAGTTTCATCAGACATATCTTCGCCGTCTTCGTTTTCCGAATTAGAATTAGGAACACCCGTGTCTTGATACATACGGTTGTTCTTAGCCATTGCGGCCTTGGTCGGCTTACGATTATTGCGATATGCCATGTTTTAGCCTTACTTCTTTTTGGACTTGCCAGCTTCGGACATGGCAATAGCTATAGCCTGTTTGCGCGATTTAGCCAAGGGAGCCTTTGCAGGGCCTTTAGGGTTTACACCAGCGTGCAACGTGCCCTTTTTATATTCACCCATTACCTTGCCAATTTTCTTAGCAGCAGCGTCTAACTTCTTCATATCATTTACCTTTCGGCGTATACGCGCCGCGCTCACTCAAGTACACAATGGCCTTGTAAAGAATATCTGTATTCTCTCTTGCGTGGCCAAGGACTAAATTACACTTCAAGCAAAGTATACCGCGAACCTCACCAGTCTCATGGTTATGGTCAACAGCAACTGGTCGCTTTCCCTTATACCCTATTGTATCAGGTATTTCTACCTCACAAATAGCGCAAGCGGAATTTTGACTGGCGATGATGGTTTCATACTCATCGACACTAATACCATATCGCTGTTTAAGGTTTCTGCCGTGGTGATAGTCTGGGCGGGCGGCTCTAAAGCGGCGTTGGTGGTCGCGTATACATACCCTGCATTGCCGCTTCTGAGTATAGAAGTTCGCAATCGGCTGCTCTATGCCACATGTCGGACAAGTTCTTGTTTCCACAGGTACGCTCCCTGCGGATAACTATAGCATAACATTTAAAGAAAAGCAAAAAAGCGGGGTGGCGGCGGGACGAACAAACGGGGCAGCATCCTGTCGTTCTGTCGCTATTATCGGCTAAGCCGCGCACACCCCAAGCTGCCTATGATGCCCGGCAGGAGAGGGAGAGAGAAAAACCTGCCGAGCAAAACAAATATATCACATCTTTATTCTATGTCAAACAACGCCTCGTATATTTCTACGCAGCGCGCCTGACTTGTTGGCCATAGAGTATCCGTGCATAATAGTAGATATATCGGTGGCCAAGCATAGACACAGCGCATCCGCCTTATCTGGCGATGGAAGCCCGCGCTTCTTCATGCTCTCCTTACTCTCTACTTGCATCTTGCCCGACGAGGTAAAGGTGTAGCGCGGCGACGCCAACTCGGCGAACAACTGTTCATCCTTCGGTATCTTAACATCGCGGTTCGCCAGCCACCCTTTGCACTTGAACCACAATTCGGCGCGTAGGTTGGCGTAAGTCCCTTTCATCGCAGGGCTTTCCGCGACGTTGATCCCACGCGCTGGCAGACCCAGTTCGCGTAGACGGTCGAGAACGCCCGCCCCCAACCCGATACTATCAACCAATATCTCGACTGGTTGCTCGGACGGCGGCAGCGCCTCAAACTCCGCTACGACCGCGCCGGTTAGCTGCATAAGGTCTAGACCTTTCCAAGTCTGTATCTCTTCGACAACCGGGCCACGCCGTTTAGCAAGGGCGCTCGCATCCGAACCCATACGCGCAACGTCCAGGCCCCAGACACTTCGCGTCTGCTTCGCAATCTTGATCTCGCGGTGCATGGCTCCTTCAATCAACTCGACAGGAATAACCGTGTCTTCTTCACGCGGCGGGAAGTTACCGAGAACACGCACATGGTAGGCAGGACTATCCTCACCGTATCGTAGCTGCATCTCACGAACGAACGCATCGGATACGCGGGGACTATCAAGACAGCTAACGTGGAAGGTTTTCCATTCACCCTTCAATCGGTTGTGCGTATCGTAGAACAGCCCGCTGTTTCGCGTAGGGTTGCCCAGAAGAAGCGTCGTCGCATTATGGCCCGACATAGAACCGGACGCAGCTTCGTACACACTCTCTGGAATACCCGATGCCTCATCCGCCACAAGAAGCACGTTGTCGGCGTGGATACCTTGTAGAGCTTCGGGCGTTTCTGCTCGGCTCGTTCTGGCTGAGATAAACGCTTCACTTGACGCAGCCTTCAGTTCGATACGGTCGGCCTTGACTTCGATCAGAACCTTCAGCACTTCAGGTAGTTCATTCACCCATCGCTTCAGTTCCGCGAACATCGCATCGAACAACTGTGCGGATGTCGGCGCAGTGACGACAACCTTCACGGGATACCGCGTCAGGAAGTAATGCAGCATGGCCCAGCTTGCGGCTGTAGACTTACCTACACCGTGGCCTGACCTTACGCTGATCCTGCGGTTTCCAGAACTAATCGCTTTTAAGAACTCGATTTGCCAGGGGTCTGGTTTAGTCCTTAGAATATCGCGCACGAACCCAACTGGATCGTCACGATACTTCTTCAAAAACTCCAGAAAGAAGTTCGGCTCAGACTTCTGCATTCTTATCTCCCCTGATTACTCGTGCAATTGTTTGATGGCTAACCGTGATACCATGACGCTTTGCTACGATAATAGCAATATCGCGGTAGCTATGGCCTTTAACGCGTGCGGCTTTCATTGTAATTAGCGCGTCCTGCGCGTTTGGTTCTGGGTGCAGCTTGGCCTTGCGGCCTACGCCCGTCTTCTTAAAGCCAAATGGCACTTTGCCACCGACATATCCGCCCTGCGAACTCTTCGCTCTCTTACCGGCGGTGACACGTTCTCTGATACGGCGGCGCTCTTCGCCTGAGAAGACGGCCATGATCTCTAGCATGAACCGTCCGTTCGGGTTGGCCTTGTCCATGACATTGCCATAGCCGTTGATGATGAGATTGATGTTCGCCGTCTCCCAGTCGGCAATCACGTTTAGTGCGTCCCGTGCGTCACGGAACATACGGTCTAGCTTTGATACGATAACGGTATCACCTGGCCGAAGAAACGCCAGCTTGCAGCCTTCTTCTCGGCGTAGCAGCGGAACACCGCCAGAGACGCCCCGCTCTTCGTAGATATGGTCCAGTTCCAAATTGTGCGTAAGCACGATGCCTTGGATTTGGCGGGCTTGGTCATCGAGCGATGTGTTCTCGATCTGGTCTTCAGTCGAGACGCGAGTGTATCCATAAACAGCCAACGTATTTCTCCTCTTTTTGGTTGTTCATCGCTGTTACACTCTAATGTTACAACTTAGCAAGCAAAAAGTTAGGAATTTTTTGGAAAGGATTATGTTAAATACAAGGGGTACGGGGGGTGGGGCCACATCTCCATGTCTGTTAGGTTGTACATACACACCCCCCGCGCGCGGCGGGGGCCGGGGGGGGTCGGATCGGAAGGCCATTTCGACCTCCATACCCAAAAAACCACGCATTTCTGCGGGTTTCCGAGTGTAACAGTGTATTAGTGAGCGACCAAAGCGGGTCGGAGGCGCACGAGAAACGAGACGTGGCGATGTCTCGTTCCCTTGTTAAATAGGCACATCGTTCCGCCTCTGTGATAATATATGAGTGCTGCATTCACACCGCGATGTGATGCTATTAACAACCATATTGGTTCTAATAATACAACCATAATGGTTGTTGTTGTTGATTGACCAACAGGCATTCTGTTCCTATTACTAGTGCATCACCACAGAGAGGAAGACTATCATGACCAAACTTACACGACTTCAATTCTGGGCAGCCACAATATGGCTAGTCTTTATGCTAATCATGTTCGCTACAGAACGGACCTTTTGACATGAGTAAGATACCACAAGCTGCGCCATTGGGGCGCAATTACCGCGTATCATCCGACAGTGCTTGGCCCCTTCGCGGCCAGGATGGGAAGACCTTTGCCGAACGGCGCAGGGAACAGGAGCAGCGCAAGTGAGCGAGACAGCACAAGAACACCTCGCCCGGATTAGTGACTTGCTGGACGATGACGCACTGCCTGACCGATACACCGAACGGGCAGAAGCTACCTTGGCCTACCGCTTGATGGAGTATCTCGAATCCCTTGGCGTGATAACCGCAGAGCATGTGTGCTATCTACGCTGGCCTCCAATAGAATTGATCGAAGACGCTGAAGCAGCATTGAAGGATGAGACATGACTGATGAACACACATTCATACATACACTTCGTTCCGCATGGCGGGCAATTATCAATGACGATGGCGGGCATTGCCCGTGCTGCGATAGGTGGGGAAAGGTTTATCCGCGCAGCCTTAACGAGACTATGGCTCAGTCGCTGGTATGGCTGGCTAAACATAGCGCCGACGGGGATTGGATCAACATACCGCAGCGAGGCCCTCGTTGGCTGGTTAGGTCTAACCAACTACCAACCTTACGTTGGTGGGGATTAGTTGAGCGCCGGGCTACAGAGGACAATACGAAGAAGCATTCAGGACTTTGGAGGGCTACCGAAAAAGGTATTCTGTTTGCGCAGAACCGGCTGCTAGTCCCAAAGAAGGTCTACACTTACAATGCTGAGGTCGAATACTTTGGCAAAGAGTTGGTATCAATACAGGATTGCACCGAGAGTTTCGACTATAGTGCCGTAATGGGGATAGAGGACAAAGCCGATGACGAATGATGAGTTCAAAGCAACACGCGACAGGCTGAACCTGACGCAAGCTGGCCTCGCTGATAAGATAGGGCTGTCCGAAAGGTCGATAAGATATTATGAGCAGGGTGGTCGGCCAGTGCCAGCTACAGTCTCTATCCTCTTAGAGACGTTTCTAAGGGGTCTGGAGCATGCCTAGCTATAATCGGGGCAGTGACACCGCAACCACCCCTATTGCCTCTCTACGGGCTTTATACGGGCTTATATCAGTATTCAAAGGATAAGACATGGCTGGACATATTAAACGCCGCACGATTGCGTCAAACTTAGATAAGGTCGGCGAGACTGTTCTACTGGAGAAGATTGCATCCGGCCTGACAATGGCTGGCCTTGCCCGTGAACTCAACATCAGCAACCTATCGCTCTACCACTGGATACGCAAAGACCCGAACCGAGAGGAGCGGTTCAAGCAGGCCAGGTCAATCGCGGCGGAGCAATGGGCAGATGAATGTCTGGACATTGCCGATGCCTCGGACAACAACTCGGCTAACGCTGACAGGCTCAAGATCGAGACGCGCAAATGGATGGCTGGCGTTGCGAACCCTGATAGGTTCCAAGCCAAGCCAGCCACAGCAATTCAAGTGAACGTGAACCAACTTCATCTTGATGCACTGAAGCAGCTAAACTTGGCGTCTGCTAATCCACATGACCTCATCGAAGACAACACCATCATCGACATCACACCACCCAAGCAAGTCGGCTCTCATAATCTCGATGCGGACGACTTGCCGGGTGTTTTTGACGAAGATTAACGCAAAACTGCCATTCGGGACGCTTAGCCGCATTCGGGGACAAATCGGGGACAAATCGGGGACGCATAAAACCCAGCTTCTAGGCGGCTCGGGACGGAAGGGACGCATAGAACCGACTATAACTCGGCCTATGTAAGTAACATTGCTATTTGACCATAGGTAACACTGTTACTGTCGTAAGAGCCAATCATGTAAGAATTAAGCGTCCCTTCCGTCCCCACCCGCAGAAGTCCTCATATTTATGTGTCCCGCATTTGTCCCCGAAGCGTCCCGAACTACTTCCTATGCGTCCCGAAGATGTCCCCAAACCACATTACACCCATTTTGGTTCTAATATTACAACCATAATGGTTCTATCTACTAGACAAAAAAAGGGGGCGTTATGCCCCCTTAATCTTTACCTTCGCGTAAACCTATGAGCCGGTCGAGATACCATCGGCACTTCTTCAAGTCCTCAATCGGCTTCCCTTTTCTTTCATAGCGCCACATATATTTCATGATATTGCCCTTGAGGTAGCCAGCATATGCCTCTGGCCCCATCGACGCTTCGATACCTTCGATGGCCTCGATGCCACCAGACTTATAGTGCGACGGGTGATTAACCACATCGACTACATCCTGATTGAGCGCATCCCTGATCTCTTTGTACCGCATAAAATCATTCCCATACATTACATTTCCTCCTCACCTGCTCTGAAATTAATCTGAACGCCGAAGAAATCTTCCGGCTGCTCATCTATCATGGCGTTGATAATCATGTGGTCTGCATCGCCAATGAGAAGCTCAAGACCACGGAACACACGCTTCGTTCGTGTGGACCGATCCTTTGCGTGGTCATAGCCATGCGCTTTCATCTCTGCTGTGAACTTACGCTGCGACCATTCCTTACCCTTGACCTCATTGCTATCCTTGCACCAGTCACGGAAGTCATTGAACGCCTCGTTGGTAGTCATCTCGTTGTTCTCACCAGCCACGCAACGCTCAGTCACCCAGCGGGCCAATGCGTCCTCGCCTGCGAGATATTCATCTGTAGCTTCGACTACTGCCTTTGGTGGGTTCAGTCCCTCTACCAGCCAAGACTTAGCGCCTTCGATAACCCACGCCAAGATAGCCGGGTATTCCTCTTTCAGCTTGTCCGGCAGGTCAACGTCCTTACGGATAGGCTTAGTGTCGAAGGGTATGAGGTGCATACGCCGCCGCATGGCGTCATCGACGTTGGTTATCTCTGGCTTAGTGTTACCGGCGATGACCAACGTGAATTGCGGCTGGAACTCGAACAAGTCCTGACGCATGAACCGCGCACTGATCTTGTCCCCGCCAGTGAGCGACTTCACCTTGGCTTCATCCCACTTGCGCGACGGGTCGATCTCCTGCGCATGCACCAACCTTGCCCCCATTAGGGAGGCAAGTTCTGTAGGATGCCTCTGATTGTTAGACGCAAGGAACACGTCCGCACTGGCCACGGTGGCATAATCGCCAAGGATGTTTCCTACCGCGCCAAGGAACGTCCCTTTGCCATTACCGCCGGAGCCGTGTGCGAAGGCAAGGACATGCTCTTTGGTGCTACCCGTCGCGGAATAGCCAGCCAACCTTTGAAGGTAAGAAATCATCTCCGCATCACCGTTGCATGCTTCATTTAGAAACGCTTGCCATTGCGGCGCTGGCTTGCTGAAGTCCGCCTCAACCGATGTGCATTTTGTACACATGCGCGACCGATCATGCGCTGCCAACACCCCGGTCTTCAGGTCCACCATCCCCGACTTGGTGTTGAGGATATAGATGTCCGCGTCTAGCTGCTCGGTGGTTGCTTGCATTGTCGGCTCGACCGCAGCCAGCTTGGCCACGTTGGCAATCACATTGTATGACGCCACACGCTGCGCGATACGCTCACCCTTTGCTATGCTTTCGATCTTGTCCAAGGCTTCAGCCGATGCGTTCGCACAAACCTTGCGCACGATGGACAGGTGCTTGTTCGCCACGTCCTTCGCCCACTTGTTGCCGTCCCATGCCACCCAGCCCATGCCGCCCACAACGAATCGAATATCCGAAACGTGTAGCCGTGCAACGCGCTGCGCGAGAGCTATGTCGCTATACTCAATCGGCG